CAACGGTACAGGAACAGGCTCTGGTCTAATGTCAGCTTTCCAAGGATTCCGTGCTTTGGCAGTAAACAACGCTCACGTTGTTGATGCACAAGGTAATGGTCTCGACAAGGCAATTTTCAATCTTGCGATTAAGGCACTTCCACGTAAGTACAAGCAACGCCGTAATCAGCTTCGTTTCTTCACAGGATCGAACTTGGTTCAAGATTATCTATATAATCTAACAGCTGAGTCCTCTTCAGGATTCACACCGTTTGATATCGCTTCAGGTATCATTCGTGGTGATGTTGCTGCTAACGATGGTGGCCCAGGTACAGTAACACCATACGCATTTGGTATTCCAGTCATCAACGTTCCGTTGATGGAGGAAACACTTGCTGGTGATTACTCTGATGCTTCAGGTGATCATGGTGATGTCCACTTGACATTCCCACAGAACTTTATCATCGGTATCAAGCGTGACGTAACAGTTTATCGTTTGTTCCAACCAAAGAAGGACACAATCGAATACACACTCTACATCCGTGTTGGTGCACAGATGGAAAACTACGATGCACACGTTATCGTTAAGAACGTTAAGGTTGCAGGTTCTGTTGCAGGCTTTGATTTCCAAGGCTCTGTTTCAAACGGTGCAAACGTTACTGGCGGATTAAACGGAAACACATTCTAGTTTTAATTAGATGCAAGGCGGGGGAATACTATGTATTCCCCTTAGCCATTTAATGGTATAATTAACAATGACGAGAGGAAGTCAAATGTCATTTACAGAATTAAAGTTGCCAGAACTAAAAAAGATTGCAGATTCATTTGGTGTTGATATTTCAGATATCAAGACTAAGAACGAAGTCGTTTCAAGACTTGCCGAAGAAGGAATTACTTGGCAAATGTATGATAAGTTTACTAATACAGAAAAAGAAGAAGTTAAAGTTCCAGCAATTGAACAGAAGAAAAGAGCAGCAAAATTGGATAAATCGAACTCAGTTCTAGTTAAGATGGAAAGAAATAACCATTCTTACCAAGCAGCAGGATATACTTTTACAAGTCAGCATCCATTTGTTGCAATGCCAGAAGAGATTGCACAAAATATTTTTGATACACAGGTAGGATTTAGATTGGCTACTCCTAGAGAAGCCCAAGAGTTCTATAACTAAAAATAAATAAGGGGGGTAATCTGAATGCAGAATATCCAAGTAGGAAGTCAAGAAAGAGTAAAGCTTTACGTCTATAGCGATGGAGTTCTTACTCAATCAGACTCCCTCCCTACTCTATCAATTTATGATGCAGATAATGATGCATCCCCACTTTCTGGCTTTTCATCAGTCAATGTTGTTGATGAGCCAGAAGCTGGTGTTTATAGCTTTTTGTTAACACAGGCCGTAACAGATGCAGTACGTGTCTTAGAGTTAAGATGGACGTATTACATAAGTGGTCTAGAGATAGTGCAAACAGATTTTTATAGAGTAGATCTTGCTTATTCAACTCCAAGCGAAATTATAGATTTCCTGGGACTTGGGGCCACACCATCAGACATAAATTATCATTCAATTACAGATCTTGAAAACGCTGAGAAACTTGCAAGAACAATTATTGATGGCTATACTGGAATAAAATTTTATTTAAGAAATGATTCTCAAGAAATGTTCGGTAATGGATCAGATGCAATTCAGTTAATAGAACGAATGACCAGTATTGATCAAATGTATGAAGATGACATCCTTATGATTGATAATACTCAAGATCCAGCCTATAATGGATTCGGATACCCTTTAGAGATTACTCAAACTGGTTATGCAATTAGGCTAGTTGATCCAGGTTGGGACATAAGATATGACAATGATGTTGATGCAAACGTTTTGTACTATGGTAGATTTAGAGATGGATCGAGATATAAGTTTGTAGGAAATATTGGTTATAAATATGTTCCAGAAGATATCAAGCAAGCTTCAATGCTTCTCGTAGGAGATTTACTGGCAAATGACTATGCTTGGAGAAACAAGTATCTTAAGTCAGTCAACCTTAGTGAAATTTCATTCCAAATGTCAGCGGGAGCATTTAATGGTACTGGTAACGTCACAGTAGATAATATACTTGATCAATACCGTAACATTAATATGATTATTATATAATGTATAATGCTTCTATAATGGACTCAATAATGAATATGAAGGCTGATATTTATGAGCAAGAGTATTCGCAAGATCCAAATACTGGTGCTGTTTTAAGACAGTGGAATTATGCTAGAACAATTCAATGTAAAGTTGAGCCAATTAAAGTTGGTGGAGCATCAACCAGAACTGATAACAAAAGTTTTAAGGTTGGAGAAGACGGAGACTATTCAGAAAAGTTTCAAATTCGTATTAAGTGTAATGAACTTTTGAGTAAAAGATGGCGTATTGAAAATATACGATCTAGCGATAATGAAAAAGTATTTGTTGAAATTGATCGCCTTGGTGAGCCAGATACAATTTTTGAAGTAACTTCATCACACGGCACTTTGGACCCATTTGGTAAAGTTGTATATTATGAGGCTGTTCTTCTAAGAACTCAGGTGCAGTCAAATGATATCACTTGAAATTAATGCTTCAAATGTTGCAGAGCAATTAGCTAGTTATGTAAATAATATAAAGCAAATTACCAGTCCATCGGTTGTTGATGAAATATCAAAAGCTGTATTTACAATTACTGCTGAAAAGTTTGTTTTAGCAGCAGACAAATATGCAAGATCAAATCCTAAAAAAATGCATCACGTTTATGAGTGGGGACAACTTGGACAAATAGAGGGAAGACTTTTTGTACTTGTTAGAAGTTCTGTATTAGAAGGATCTGTTGTTATTGAATCAGAATTTTTGCCATCAAAACTTCCAGTTCCTGTAAACCCAGAACTTTTAATTCCAGGAAAGACTGGAAAGGTCGTTAGCAGAAGAAGCATATTTAAATATAAAGCTGATGTAATGGAAAAAGGTGATCCTGTTTCTTTTAGTGCTCAAAGAATTTTATCTTTTGTAGGCGATTCAGGTTTGGTTTTTATAAAACCTGGAACTACAGTTAATATTTTAAATCCTGGTGGTGTTGGAACAAAAAACGCATTCAAAGACTTTTTTATATCTTGGTATACAGATTTTGCGGGACAAATTATTGATGCCTCTGGCCTATATGAAAGACTATCTAATGATATAACTATTGCATTAAATGGAAACCGTGTTAATATTAATACTGTGAAGAATGCAGTAATATCTTCAATAGAATCTATGGATCTTAATCAGGAGGTTGTAGGATGACAGATTATTCTTTATCCGCAGTTTATGAAATCAGAAATGCTATGTGGAAAGAGCTAACGGATGCTGGTATTTTTGATATAAATAATTACTATGCTGATGGACTTCCAGAAGCAATAATTCCAATAATACCTGCTCAGCAGATTCCAGAATTGATCAACCTACTTCCAGGTCAAGATTTTATTGTGTACCATGTCGAGCAAAAAAAGACGGGAATTCAATGGTGGGTTACTCAAGAATCTATAATACTAGATATAGTATCAAATAAAACAGATAGAATAATGACAATAACTAACTTTTTGACAGACCTTTTTAGAAGATATGACCTGTCTGCCAAAACCATAAATGCAGATGTAGATGAATCAAGCCCATTTACCTATTTATACTTCAATATAGAGCTTTCTAATCCTATTCAAATGTTCACGGATGAAGGCGGATATATGAGCGGTGACTTTACAGTAGGTTATGCCTATACTCGTGACATAGGAAATGAGTATACTGGGCGATTTGCTTAAAACTTTGACTTATTATACATTAGTGCTATGATTTTCTATGAGGAAGCAAATTGTCATCTGTTTTTATCTCAAATAAAATAAGGTGGTGAAAAATAAATATGGCAAGTACAAATACAAGAAACGTAATCGTTGGTGCAGCACAGATTTTTCTATCAGTAAATGATGGAATCACTGCTCCCCGCCCAACAACTACTACAAATGATATCAAGAATCTTCTTGGTACCACAACTGGTACATCTGCAGCAGCAGCACTCAATACCAACACCGATTATCGCAACGTTGGTTTGACAAACGCAGGACTTGAGCTTAACTATCAGCCAACATATGCTGAAGTTAAAGTTGATCAACTCCTAGACGCAGCTAGACTTTTCAAGTCAGACATTAAGGTAGAACTTAAGACTGAGCTTTCAGAAGCAACACTTGAAAACCTTCAGCTTGCATGGGGTCAAATGGATTCTTATTACAATGCAGCAGGTTCTGCAGTAGCAGCTTTGACAGACACAGATCCAATTACTGGAGAGCAAAGTGCAACACTTAACATGGCAGCAGGTGCTCTCGGAGATGCTCCAGTAGAGCGTGTCTTCGTTGCAGTTGGTAATGCTCCATACAACATTGGTGATAAGGCTAATGGTTCAACATATGCAGGTCGTAACAAGGAGCGTGTATATATTGCACGTCGTGTAGTATCTATGGATACAACAGCACACTCTTTGAAGCGTGATGCAGCAACAGTATTCCCAGTAGCATTCCGTATGCTCCCTGATGACAGCAATGCTGCATACGGTGGTTCTGAATACGGTGTCGTTATTGACCGTGTATGGGGATCTAACTGATTAAATAGTTTCAAAAAAACTTAATATTGATATTCAAGCCCTCCGAGAAATCGGGGGGTCTTGAATTTGTATATATAATATAATATTGGTATAATTTAGTTAACAACAAAAGGAGCTATAACTTGGCAACAACAGTATATGATATTTTGGATATTCAGCTAAGCGACGGAAGTACCGTAGAGCTTAGACCACTTCCAATTAAGCAGCTAAGAAAATTTATGGAAGTAATTAATTCAATGCAAGATGTAGATGATGCAGATGCTAATGCAGCCATGGAAGTTTTTATTAAAGCAGCTATGATTTGTTTAAAGGCAACAAGACCTGATCTCGCAGATGATCAAGATAAGTTTGAGGAAATTATTGAAACTCCTACCATGATGAAAATCCTTGAGGTTGTCGGAGGTCTAAAGCTAACAGACCCAAACCTTCTGGGAGCGGCTCTAGTTGGGACGAACTAGATCTACGCTCCTTAGAGTCTGAAGCTTTCTTGCTCGGTCATTGGAAAAACTTTGACGAGTTAGAATCTTCACTTTCGCTTGAAGAACTAACAGCAGTGTTAGATGCATCAAGAAAGAAAGATTATGAAGATAAAAAGTTTAGTGCAGCACTGCAAGGTGTTGAGCTAGATAGCGAGGAAGAAGTAAGTGACATCGCTGATCTTAAAGGTGTTGTTGCTAATTCAGAAGGCTTCGGAATCGGACAGGGCTTAGGCTTTATGTCATTGGGGGGTGATGATTAGTGTCAAATATTGAATTAAATATAGTTGCACTTGGTGATTTTACATCTGTTAATGATGCCATTGCAAAACTTAAAGCTAATGTAGCATCCTTAAATGCATCTCTTGCAGGAGCAACTGGAGCGTCGTTTGATAAAGCAGCAGCAAGTGTAAAAGGTTTATCAACTGAATTTGCTGCAGCATTAACTAATAGTGGTGCATTCACAAAACAAACTGTATCTCTTCAAAGTGAAACTGAAAAGTTTGGGCAATCTTTACAAAAAGGAACACTTGGTCTAGGTAGCTATTATCAAATTTTAACAAAACAGCAAGGTGCTGCTACTAATTCTGTAAAAGCACTTGCATTAGAGCAAACAAAATTACAAAATTCCATTGTTATGTCAGATCCAACAAAATCTGGCTTTTACTCTGTACTTACTCCAAAAAGTATTGATGCCGTATCAAATGCAACAAAGATTGCTGCTAATGAACAAAATATATATAATATTGCCCTAAGATCAGGTTCAAATGAATTAATTAATTGGGGTAAAAATACTCAGTGGGCGGGACGTCAATTAACTGTAGGTATGGCATTGCCACTATTAATATTTGGTCAACAAGCAGTTTCCGCATTTGATTCTGTAAACACAGCATTAACCCAATTGCAAAAAGTTTATGGTGAAGGATTAACTCCTCCAAGCCAAGATTCTATTAATGAAATTTCACAACAAGTGTTGAATTTGGGCAGAAGTATGGCTCAAACTCTTGGTATATCTCAAGAATTTACAGTACAAGTAGCAACACAATTTGCTGCTATGGGCAAGCAAGGAAATGATCTTTTAACTATTACAGAACAAACCGATAGGCTTGCTAAACTAGGAAGCTTGGATCAGCAAACTGCTACAAATGCAGTTATTGCTTTGCAAAATGTTTACAAGATGAATACATCTCAACTTGCTGATGCTGTAAACTATTTTGGTGCTATGCAAAAGCAAACATCACTTTCTATGAGCGATTTGGTTCAATCTGAGTCAAGAGTTGGACCTATTATCGAGGAGCTCGGCGGAACATACAAAGATTCTGCCGTTATGGTTCTTGCTATGAAAGAAGCTGGTGTTCCAGCTGCTAAATCTGCAAACGCACTTAAATCTGCCATGGCATCTATTATTAATCCTACGTCTGCAGCGACCAAAGAATTTGCTTCTTTTGGAATCAACTTAAATAACATTAAAGATCAAAAAGGTCCAGTAAATATGATTCTTGCTTTGCAGCAAGCTTTGGCCCCACTATCAAAAATGCAACAAGAACAACTTATTGACAAGTTATTTGGTAAATATCAATTTGGTAACATTACAGCTCTTATTCAAAATTTAGGAAAAGCTGGTTCGCAAACTGTAAATGCTTTACAGGTAGCTAATGCGACATCAGGACAATTGGCAACTCTTGCTAACCAAGAAATTAATCAAGTTACATCTTCTCCATCAGCACAATGGCAAAAAGCACTTGCAACATTTAAAGCAGATTTGTATCCAATAGGTCAAGATATTATTAAAATTGGAACAAAGGTTCTCGAACTGGGAAATAAGATATCAAGCATATTCCAAGGCTTGCCAGGCCCAGTAAAGTTCTTCTTAGGGCTTTTGGCGGGACTCACAGTATTAGCTGGACCTATTATCATGTTAACTGGACTTATGGCTAACTTTGTTGGTAATATACTTAAAGGTGTAATTAACTTTAAAGATTTAGTTTCTGGTGGAAAATCAATGCGTCAATTGTTTACACCAGAAATTATTGCAGCTCAAAATGCAACTAATCTTTTTGCTGATGGATTAAAAGGTGATGTTGATGAAGTTCAACTTTTAACACAAGCTATTCAAGATTTGACAGAAAAGCTTGCAATAATGAAAGATCAACTGGGTGTGGGGGCTGGACTAGATGAACTTAAAACAGCAGTTGGAGCAACTGCACAAGTTGAGACTAGCATATTTGAACAAATGGCTTTGCCAGGATTTAAAGACGGTGGAATTATATATGGTCCAGGAACGGGAACTTCAGATAGCATTCTTGCAAGAGTTTCTAATGGAGAAACAATTCTTACTGCAGAACAAACCAAAAAGAATATTGGTGCTATTGCTGCTATTGTAAGCGGTCAAAAAATTCCAGGATTTAGAAAAGGTAAGCTTAATAAATCTGATCTTGCAAATAAGTCTGAACAAGATATTGCAGATGATGTTATATATGCTTCAGGAATGGGCGATAAAGAAAATATTGCTTTATCTGAAGAAGTAAGAGGTGCTTTAAGAGATTATTACACACAAAGACTTCAAGCTATTAAGGCTGCTAAGGGCAAGATAACCCTTAGCGATTATGAATCATTGCATAATGAAGAGGTAACTGCAGAAAGTTTTCCTGAAGGATCAGTATTACGTAAAAGATATGATGAACAAATAGCAGCATCTCAGCAATCTGGTGGCGGTTATTCAATGACCATGCGGGGTATGTCTAGTGATAGATATGCTAAAGAAAAGCTAGGATCTCAATTCTCACACCTAGGAAACGAAGCGGGTAATAGAGAAGATATAGCCAATATAAACGCAAATACTATAGCTGATGAGAAGGCTAGAAATGACCTTATAAAGTTACAAAAATTAAGTGCTGATAGAGTTGCAAGAGGAGATGACCCAATTCTTGCTTCTAAGCATGGCGGACTTGGATATGATTTTACTGGTACTAAAAATTCTGGTATGGGTAAAGGTGGAAGTATTCCTCAAGAAGAATTCCTGCCAGAATTTTCAGCAAGAGGAATTGATAAATGGAAAACTTCATTTAAAATTGCAGGTGCTGATTTCCAAAAGATGCCAAAAGAAGTTCAAGATGCACTTAAAAAATGGGACAAAGATATTGTTGAAAACTTAAAGCAAACAGCTGCTCAAAATGGTGGCTTTATATCTGATGCTGATGTTAAAGCTGCAGAACAAAAAGCAAGAGAGTCTTTGGGTAAAGCAACAGATGCAGCATCTAAAACTGCAAAAAGTATAATAGATGCAGCAGATAATACTTTAACAGAAGTTAGATTTGCTGTTACAGATGCAGCATCAAATGCTGAAATTGAATCTGCTACGGGAAGAAAAACTGGTGCTATTAATGCTAAGGGTGAAAATAATGGAATTGGAAGACTTGGTGGATATAAATCAAGTAGATTCCGTGAAGGGCTTCATCCTGCAGGAGGAATGGGTGTAGTAGAATTAGATCCAGAATTAGGAGTACCTTCTTCAGGAACTCTTAAATCATGGAAAGATAAAGTGCTTGCAAGAGCAAAATCAGTATGGCAAATTGCAAGTCCTTCTGGTGTTGCCGATGAAGAAATTGGACAACCAATAGGTCAGGGTGTTGTTCAAGGATTTACATCAACTGGATCTGATTTGCATGCTGAAATGCTTAATCTTATTCCAGGAATCGAATCAATTGCTCCTATGACACAAGAAGCATCAGAAAAAATTGGTAGTTCAATGCTGGATGGAATTACTGTTCCACTTGATACATTAGGTGGGGCAGTTCAAGAAAAATTCATGCAAATGGCTGCAGAAATTACAGCCGAAGGTCCTGCATTAACTGAAGCAATTGTTGCACCTGTAGAAAAAGCAAAAGCAGAAATACAAGCAGAGCAAATGGAGCTTCCATTAACATCTTTCCAAACACCTGAGCTTACACCACAAATTGGTCCAAGAATGGCAAATGGTGGATTTAATTCTGGAGAAATTGCACCAGGAATAATGGGTGATGTTGAAGAAGCTGAAAGTGCATCATCATCAAGCGGTATAATGGGCAAGATAAAGAAGTTTACTACAAAAGAAAATGGTAAATGGAATATGGGTGCCAAGATGGGCGGAATGACAGCCCTAAGCATCGGTGGAAATATGGCTGCAGGAATGCTTCCAAAGGGTAGCAATTTGGCTGGAGCTGCATCAGCAATGTCTAATTTTGCTTCCATGGGAATGATGATTGGACCAGAGGGTGCAATAGCAGGTGCTGCAATAGGACTTGTAACATCGGGCATCGGCGATTTGATGAAAGCAGAAAAAGAACATCAAGCTACAGTTAAAGCAACATTTACAGCAAGTACTGCAGACATTAAGATGATGGGTGATACCGCTTATGATGTAACTGCAAAGATGAATCAATTTATTATTGTTACAACAAAAACTGGATCTGTTATTAAATCAACATTAACTCCTGCTGTACAAGGGTATGTTGCTACAATTAAAAGCTTGAGTGCAAGTGATCCAACATCACTGTTTGTCAAAAGTATTGCAAAAATGTCAAGTACATCAGATGTAATTAAATCAGTTCAAGCAAAAGTAGCAGCTGCAGTAGCAGCTGGTATGAATCCAGCTCACGCAAAAGATTATACCCAAGCATTGCTTGCAGCAGCTAATCAGACTAGCAAGTTTGGCGATGTATGGAAAGCAATTGAACCTACAGTATCTGATACAGCAAAATCTGTAACAGCTCAAATGAATAATTTGTCGGATGCAATCAATAATGATGGTGATGCAGTTGATGCAAGTCAAATTGGATATAAGGATTTAAGTAAAACTCAGCAAACTGCTGCAGATACTTTGCAACAATATTTTATTGCAGCGGGTACTGGTCAGATGACCACAAAGCAACTTCAAGCTACTATAGATGGATTGAAAAAATCATCATTAAGTGCAACTGATCAAATGAGTTTATTGGAAGATGCAATTCTTCATAGTGGTAACCAAGATGAGATTGCAAATTTCCAAGCTATACAAAAAGTATTTAAAGATTGTGGTGATCAAGCTTCCCTAACAACTGGTCAAGTATTAGCTATGACAGCTGCTATGGAAGGCGGTGCTACAGATTCTATTGTTGAAACTTGGGCAGCAAAGCAGAAAAACCTTAAGGGTGCTAGTTTGGCCACAGATTGGGATGCTTATGTACAATCTCCCGAAGGACAAGCAGCAATCAAAGCTGGAAATATTGCAGCAAATCCTCCAAGTAGCACAGGAGGTGGCAACCCACCTCCTGGTTCAACCCCAACCCCAACAACATTTACTGGAACTACTGCAGAAAAAGCAATGGAAAAAATGCTTCAAGGCAATCTTGATGCACAAAATGCACAATTAAAGATTGTTAAAAATCAACTTTCTGATCAACAAAAGATTTCTCAAGAAGTTAAGGCACAGCTTCAATATCAGCAACAAATTTCTGGTTTGCAAAGTGATATGAAAAATGCTATGATTACAGGTAACTATTTGCAAGCAGCAACATTAAAGCAACAAATTTCTGGTGCTAAAGTTGACTTTAATGCTACATCTACCTCTCAACAATTGCAAGATCAAGCGGATACAATGCAGACAAATGCTGATGCAATTAATCAGGCTTTGTCAGATTTGAAAGATGCTATTGCAAATAATGTAACTACAATTAGTTCATCAATTACAGCAGCATCAAAGATAAAGACTATTAATACAACACCAGTCAATTCTCAAATAGCGTTAGGTCAGGCACAGGTTACAACAGTTATTAATGTAACGGGAACTGTAGATAGCACATCTACAACATCTACGCATCCAGGAATTAAGCCTAAGGTAGTTAAAGGACCAGCAAAGCCAGGAGATGTTAAGGTCAGTAACATAAAGGGAACGGGATTGAGGTCACCATGACATATCAAATAGCACAAGGAGTCCAAGTATCAATAGACGGTAATACTTGGTATCCCCTTACAGATCATAATCGTCAACCTATTAGTATTACATATACACTTATTGAACAAGCCGATAGAATGGCAAATGGAACAATGCGTAAATATGTAATTGGTCGCAAATTTGTTCATAAGATTCAATGGAAAGATGTCCCAACATATGATCCATATTTGGTTGATTACCCTTCAAGTGGACCAGCTTGGATAAAAGCATTTTATGAAGGAAATTATAATTCTCCCGTTTATGTTAGATTTATTTTTGCACAGCAAGAACCTCAGCTAAATAATTACCCAGCATCAGGCACATACACATCTTCCCTTAGTGAAAATCCAATAGGAACAAACCCAACAACTGGTAACCCATGGAATGTATATCAAGCTTTTATGACAACATTTACATATGACATTACAAAGAGAATGAAGGGTAATGCTATGACATCAGGAGTTGGATACGACCACGTTGATATTACCGTAGAATTTACGGAGGTATAATGTTAAATAATCAATATGCCAACGTATTTGCTGGTACCCCGTCAAATGAAAATATAGAGCCAGCCTCATCAGTAACTTTATTGCCAGTTGTATCAGCTGAATGGAATCAAAATTTATTTAATCAACCATTTGTAACTGTTTCTGGAACTGGAGTTGCTGAATCTATAGGTAGCCCAACAGTATCTGTAACAAGTGGTTCAGCTCCTTCAGTATCAGATGCGACGGGAACTTCTCAAGGTTACCCATGGAATGTTACTACATCTACATTGCCAGTATCAGATACACAAACTTCTGTATCATATACATTCAATACTGCATCACCAGGTTCTGCAGCATACAAAATTATTACTTATGTTCAAACAGATTCTGATACACCAATACAAATTACTGCATCTGCAAATGGCTCTGCTTATCAATTTGGATCATCAAATGTTGATGCCACATCTTTTGGATATGTAAAATTAATTACTTATATGGGTTCTTCGGGAGAAGATGATCTTATAACAAATATGACATACAGCCTTACTTTTAATGCTTATCATAATACAGATTTTTCACAACCAATAAATGTGTATTATACAAAGCCTCAAG